ATAGTTCCTGCTCTTTCATTTATCCCATTTCCCACGCAATACTAACAGTGCAATTATACCATAGTTTGCCAAGTCTTTGAAGGAATCCTCAAGTGGTTCGTGCTGTGCCTGTGACCCGCTATCTATCAGGTTGTTAATGCGTGCTGTCTTGTCGTGCATACGCACACGCAACCCATTGAGAGGACCACCTGGTGAATCAGATATATTCTTCGGACCATAATCCCTATGCTTGCTTAGGAGTAGTTCACCTAGTTCAGTTAAGGTGTCCCAGACTGCTTGTTCAAAATCGGTACGTGGATGTTCACTAACAACATCTCCCCCTCCACCGTGTAACTCTTCACGTTGAGCCCTAGTCCTGCCAAGTGGGTTATAATCTGCCATATCTCTTCACGCTCCGCCTTCTTCATCTTCATCCTTTGATAGTAACTTCTCGATGTTCTGTTCTAAATTCTGCATAGCGGACTTGACTACCATATCCTCAACCAGTTCATCAATCATATCGAAACCCATCTCCGCTGCAAACAGCGTGATGTAGGTGGATTGCGATATTAGTTCAATCTGTTCTGGTTCATCTGAATGGTTGTACATAAATCTAAGCAACGACCCAAGCAATAACTTCATACCATTAGGTAGCAAGTAGTAAGGGTCGAACTCTTCATCTTCTTCCAGAGTGTGGTCTACCAAGTCGAATGAGTTATCGAACTGGGTATCACAGTCGTGGCAGTATGCTTCAGGTGGTTCTTCAGGGTCGAACTCGTTCAATTAAATATCCAGTTTTTCGTGGAAGTATCCAGCCCCCGCTTGTACATACATTGAATTGACATCCTCCCCTTCGGGAAGTTGTACGATGGTAACTGGTAATTCTCTGGCAAGACTCTTGGCAAACTCTGTTCCTGGCTGGTCACCATCAGCAAAAATAAATACTCTTTCAAAATCTGCAAGCAATCGTGTGTAATGTTTCTTCCACGAGTTTGCTCCAGGTACACCAATGCAAGGGATACCAACACAATAACTGAGAGTAATAGTATCCAGTTCACCTTCGCACACCCCAATGAAATCTCCTGCTTGTTCAACGTCGAGCACGTTGTACATTCTAGTTTCAGCACCAGTCATACCCATATACTTGGGTTCGACTGCGGGGTTAAGGCTTCTGAATCGTAAGTCTACTACACCTGTCTTAGTTATGTACGGTATAGCAAGACGCCCAGCATACTGCTCGTGACCAACTTCAGGTTCCGAGACTACGCCTAATGATGCCAGACGTGCTACTTCCTGACTGATTCCTCTGCTTACGAGGTAATCGGATGCCAGATGAATATTTTCCGCGTACTTCTTGGTGGCTTTGCCCAGTAATTCCTTCTGCAAATGTCCGTGCTTCATTTATATTTACTCTCTCTTGTTGTGCTATGAGTTGTAAACTGTTGCCTTGAATGCCACAGGCAAAGCATATAAAGATATTCTTATCGAGGTTGGCTGAGCCAGATTGGTGCGTATCTGAATGGAACGGACACTTGAGATTAACTTGCCCGTGTCCTTGTCGTATGTTCGCACCATAGTGGCGCAAGACATCTGCGATGCTTGGCAAATCGTTGTCAATTTTTGTCACCTGACTTCTCCTTCATCCACTGTTCTAAATCTTGAATGACCCAAGCACTTTCTATGCCAGAGTTGCGACGCTTAACTACAACATAATGCAGAGGCACTTCCGATATACCTCTAGCCTTGGCGTAGTTAAGCGCCTCAACCTCAGCCTCTCGCCAAAATTCAGGAAGCGAAAGGCTCTTCCTGTTTTTTAGTTCGAGTATGTATGTCCGTCCCGCGACCATACAAACCATATCACCTTCATCTTTTGCACCAGCCTTAGTAAGACGTTCTGCCATAGCACCCATCTTACGTAGCCACTTCATTACATCTGTTTCAAACTGGGAACCCTTGCGCCCATTAGGGTTTGCCATTACGTAGCACTCTTATCCTTACGCAAGATACGTTGTGCCCACGATAGACCAGCGTTGAGTCCATCAGTCCACTCATCGGTGATGGGTACCTTGGCTGCTTCAATTCTCTGAACTAATTTCTCTACCTCTTGTTTAATCTCAAGTACAATAAGCGCACGTAGTTCCTGCGTAGTATCGTCTTCTTCTTCTCTAATCATTTCCTATCCATTCTCTGGGATGTCTTCGACGTACATATATTCAGGGTTAAATGATAACCAACAAGTCAGGTTAGCGTTGGCATCGGCACGCCCATATCTATTCTTTACAGGAGCAATAGCCATAGAAGTACCAACGATGCCAAGAGTACAGATAAGAGCGGGGAGTTGAGCCACCTTGCCTTGTAATGCAGAACGTGGTTGACAAGGTGTACCCAATACACCTTCAGAAGTATGATGTAGCACAATAATCCCAGCATTAGTAGCACGAGCAAGATACTTTAACTCCTTCATAATGGCACGCATAGAGGCGAACTCTTCGCCACCATCGGTTGCTATATCCATAAGGTTATCAACGAAGACAGCCTCAGGTGGTACACCCCACAGTTCCTCAAATGCTTCGACTTCTTCAAGTATATCCTGCAAGGTAGGTGATGATTCAAATGACCATACGATGTGGCTTGCTTTGTGTAGTACAGCCCTAGTCCAACCAGTATCTGTATTCATTAGATGCTCAACGTCGGTCTGATTCTTACCGCTAATCATTGAAGCAAGGCGCATAGCCATAGTATGTGCGTTAGTATCTGCTGAAACATACAGAGTGGGAACGTGCATACGAAGGGCTAAAGCCAGTGCTAGAGTGGACTTTCCCACCCCTGGTACACCTGCAAGCATAGAAACTTCTGCTCTACGAAATATAATTTTATTTGCATCGAATGTTTTGAAACAACTTGGTAGTGGTTCACCACCTATGTCGGCTCGTCCAACACTGCGTACTAAGGTTCTCACTTCTTCTTAATCCAATACTGTTCGTTGACTATTAGTGTCTCATACTCTCCATCGTGACGAGATAAGAACAAGTCAATACCTAGCGTTGGAGTCAATTTAGGTGCCATACCTTTACCCCAAGTATAGTCATCAAATGCCATAATGCCACCTTGCTTAAGACTGCGCCACCCTAATTCGGCATCCATCAAAACGCCTACTGTTGTGTGGTCTGCATCTACATAAATAAAATCAATAACTTCTTTAGAATGATATTCTAAAAAGAAATCTAATGTTGTGCCAATATAAGATTCGATAACTTTATATGGTGTAACTTTATCAATATAAACTTTGCGTACATCAATAAAATCCATCTTATGATGTTCTTCTTCATCACTGCCATTCCAAGTATCAACATCCATAAGAAGGCTATACTTGCCTGTAAGTATATGTTGTGCCATCCACACGCTGGCATCACCAGTGAATGCACCTAATTGCAAAAAATATAATTTTTCTTGTCCTGCTAATGGTTTAAGAAACTTTTCAAAGTTACCTTTAGCAGTATGGTTAAACCAATTTGGATATTCCACTTACGTCTCCCGTCTAATGTTATAAGTGGGGCAGTCACCTTCCCCGATTAACTACCCCACTTATAATTCTATTTAGTTTACTGGCTTACATTGGTCGGGAGTTCCTTGAGGAGTCGGGCAAGCCCAGAAAGCGTAAGGCTTCCCAGTTGTCTTGCTCATTCCCTGTCGGAATATTCTCGCGCCGTGTACGCACGTTGGCGTTGTTGGATGCGCCGATGGTTGCGGTTGGGTTACCGCTGGTGCCCCACCGAATGGATTGTCCGCCTGGGTTTGAGTTAAGAATCCAGGTTGCGTTGTGCTTGTAGTGGAACTCTGCGTTGATAAAGGGAGCACAGTGTAAGCACCTGCTACCTTCTTCGATACTGCTGCAATCTGTGTTGAGTAATCGCCAATACCTTCTAGCAATACACTCAGTTCATCTGCACTTCCAGCACGAACGTTAATCAAATCACCATTAGGTGACTTCATAGAAACTTGTAGTTTCCAGTCTTCGTTTGTCATTTGTGTTCCTTCTTTGTGAATTGGCAGTGTTCTTTTAAGCCACAGAAACTGCACGATTGTAGGTTCGGTAGAAATATACCAGCCTTGCGAGCCTTATCAAAGCCATCGACGAAATATTCAAGCGTGTCTAAAGTATATCTACTAAGGTCAATCATCTCTCCTGTCCCCGATTCACGAGACATCCAGTAGTTTCCTAGATTGACTGGAACTCCAATCATCTGCTCGACTCCTACTTTGTAGAAGCCCAACTGAAGGTCAGAGGTTGGTCGTGTGCGTGAAGTCTTAAGGTCGACAATCACAAGTTGTCCGTTAACCTCAAAAATTCTGTCAATGAACATCTTCACTGGCACGCCTGCGATGACTGGGTTTAGTTCTAATTCAATGGCACGTGCACCTTGAGGTGTTGTCCATATCTTCCAGTCAGGGTTGTTCTGTCTCCATTTGATGTAGTTATCTACCCAAACAGAGCCATTGATATTCCACCAATTAGCATCTTCCTTGTTAGGATTAGCCTTGGTGGCTCGACCTGCTCTACGAGCAGTCTCAAGATTGAGTCCTTCAGTTTCTTTCGACCAGGCTTTCGCCCACAATTCATTCGTTGTCGTAATCATACAACTCCGTTGCGTAGTGGAAAGCACGTCCTCCTGCTGACCAGATGGATGGTTCCTCAGGAACCTGAAGCAGTCGACCTAAGTAGTACTGATAACCACAGGTCAGATAAGTTGTAAATGCTGAGTAAGATATATGTTCAGGTAAAGTATAATCGTTAAGTTTAATCATCGAGGAAGTCTGCTAGGTAATCGACTTCTTCACGTAGTTCTTTTACAGATTGACTAAGATTGTCTAAAGCAAAAGTTAATTGAGTTATCATATAAACAACATCGTCGTGCTCTTCGGTATGTCTTGCAAATGGCATCCACATAGTTACTCCTGTCGGTAGTTGAATAGATAGTCCTCCCTCAGAGGACAGGAGGTGACTCAATGAAGGAGAACTATCTAATATTCAGTTGATTATTAATATAATATATATATATATTATATAGGCGCCTAGCGCCTTATATAGTTATAATTATTATTTAATAATTTAAGTATACTCATACCCTTACCCCAGGTCAAGTTTTCGACACGCCGAGAATGACAAATA